CCATATTTAATATTGATTCATAAACTTCAGGTTCAGTTAATTCTACAAATAATGCATCTGTAGCAGATTGTAAATTTGTAAATTCTGGAGGACTTTCCCAAGGATAAGGATTATCTGGGTCGTTTGTTAATGATTGTCCGGGAATAGGTCTTCCTCGATTTGCTAAAAAATCTAGACCTTCTTTATCATAATCTGCAAATTTTAATTTTTCCATTTTTAATCTCCTTACAATGCATCAGAGGCTGTACCTCTATCAAACCATTTACTATATTCATCTTGACCAAACCCACTTGTTTGAACATTATATTGATAAGATGGTCCACCATAATTATATCCATTTGATTGTAGAGCAAAATCTACACTATTTATTAATGAGCTATTTAACTCAGGGTCCATAAAGTCAGCTATGTAACCACCATAACTACCACCTTCTCCTTCATCTCCAGCAATAGCATCGAATACAAAACTTTTAGCACCTTTTTCTATTCCTGATACAGCACCAGTTGTTGCTGCACCTATCAATCTTTGACCAAAAGTTTGTTCTGTAGCAACTTTTGTAGCAACTTTAGTTGCAGTATCTACACCAACATTTTCTAAATTGTCTTGTATAATTTCTTGTGTTGTTTTTGGTCTGAGAATATTATCGAACTCTTTTAAATAATCTTTATCAAATTCAGGAGCATTTATTACAGAATCTTCTATTAAGTTTGAAGCATCAGCACCTTGTCCAAATAAATTTTTTGCTTTATCAGTCATAGTTTCAATGCCTTGAGATATTTTATCAGATATAAAATTGTAAGCATTTTTAATTTTAGTTGCTCCCCAATGAATACCTTTAAAAGTATATCCAGCTGCTTTAGCAAAAATATTAGAACTCTGAGTTAATCCTTGAGCAAAAGTTCCAAATGCAGTAGATGTTAAACCACCAAACACACTACCTATAGCCCAAGGCATAATAAATCCTAAAGCTATTTGACCAACTAGACCAAATTTTTGAAAAGGTTTAGCAATTTTTCCCATAACTTTGCCAACACCTTTTACTACTTTTTTTATACCTTTACCAACTTTTTTAAATACTTTTTTAATACCTTTAAATAATTTTTTAAACACTTTAATCTCCTCCAAATAAATTTTTAATTAATGCTGCAACTTGACCTGTCATATTATTCCAATCAGAGGCTCCATTTGCTTCATTTGCGATAGCAGTAGCATATAGTTGAGCTTCTCTATTCTTAGCATTTTCAGCTTCTCTAAAATCAAAATCAGCTTGGTCTCTTAACTCTTGCCATAAAAATGATAATGATTGTGATGTCATAGCAAATGCATTTTGAGCATTTTGTTGATTAACTGCATTTTGTGCAGCTGTGTTAATTGTATTAGCTTGTCTTCTCCATGCCATATTAGATTGAGCTACAGCTTGTTTATTTGCTGTATTAAATTTATCTCTATTAAATTCCATTTGTGAATTAAATTGATTTATCTGATTTACCATTGCTGCATTTGCTTTATCTATATCAACATCTCTCTGAACTCTTCTAGCTTCAGCTGCGTTTTCAGCTTGAGCATTAAACTGACTAGCAAAGTTTTGTTGTTGAACATTAAATCTTTCTATTTGAGCAAATAACTCCTTATTAAATAATTCTACTTGTTGTTGTGATTTTGCATTAAATTGTCTTCTAGCATTTTCAGATGCTTGATTAGATAATATTCTTTGTTGTTCTTGCTGAGCTTTTATCATAAAACTTTGTTGCTCATTATTTAAATTTGCCATATCCATTGTTAAAAAGTTTTTAGCATTATTAATTTGAGATTGTTGTGCAAAATTAGCCTCTGCAAGATTTGCCTGTGACATTAATACAGCATTTTGTACAGCTGACTTTTGTGTGTTATCAGCATTTGCTAATGAAATAGTTTGAAAAAATTTACTATTTGATAATTCTCTTTGCTGGTCAGCATTAAACTGAGCCATATTTAATCCAAAAACATTCTGAGCATTTTGTAATGATGCCTGTTGTTCTCTTTGTGCATTTGCCTCTAGTGCCTGTGCTTCAATACCTCTTTGTTGAGATACTGCTTGTTGTATAGCTTGAGCATTAGATTGTGCTAAAGGTAAAGCTGATTGAATAATAGTATTTAATAAAGCATCTCTACCTACTGTAGAAGCTGATAATCCTCTTTGAGCTAATATAGCTTCAACACTATCAACAGCTGGTTTTGCCCATATAGGTATTTCTCCCTCTTCTATACCTTGTAATAAACTATCTAATTGATTAGATACTAAAGCTTCTTCAGGTAATCCTTCAATTACTCCTCTTTGTTCTTCTGTAAAATCTGTTAATCTGTCTTCTAAAGCTTCTGGGTCAGAACCTAATTCTGATATATCATCTTCAGATAATCCAGCATTTCTTAATTGTTTTTTAGCTCTTGTAACTCTTGCTAAAGTTGTACCTGCATTTTTAGCTGCTTGAGCTTTTGATTCTGGAGTTAATATACCTGTAATTCTTTTAGATACTGCACCTTCTTTTATTTGTACTTCAGCAGCTTCAATAGCTTTAACTCTTTCAACTTCTGCAGCATCTGATAAACTTTCAGGTTTTACTTCTCCTCTAGCTATTTGTATTGCTACATTTTCTGGAACACGATATATTTCTTTTATTTGATTAACTTTTGCTTCTTCAGGAATATCAGCAGTTACAACATTTGTAATTTTACTTACCTGTTCATTAGTAGGAGCTGTAATTTTTGCTATGTCTTCATCGTCTATTACTCTAGCAGTATCTATAGTTTCAGCTGTAACATCCTTACCAACATCTACTTTTACAGCATCAGGTGCTTTAATTGATTCTGGAACAATTCCTTTTGCAGCATCTTCAATTTGTTTTCTTAAAGCATCAGGGTCTGTTGGTGTTTGTTCACCGGCTCCACCACCTGCACCACCTGCACCACCTGCATCTCCATCATCATCATCACCATCATCACCATCGTCACCTTCGTCACCAGCACTACCTTCATCACCATCGTCACCTTCATCAACTGTTCTGCCAGTATCAACAAAAGTAGTTCCATTCCAGACAAAAATACGATTTCCAAATATTCTTTCTTCTCCTATTTGAAATGGTCCATCAATATCTATATCATCACTAGCTCTGTCAGCAGCTTCTTGAGCAGCTTTTTTTGCTGCTTCTTCTATTGCTTTCTGTCTAGCTTCTTCAGCTCTTTTTCTATCTTGTTCAGCTTTTCTTTTTTCTGCTTCTCTCTGTTGACTTTCAGTTTGTTGTTGTTGTTTTTGAGGAGCATCAGGAGTATCTTGCACTTCTACATCTGGAGGTAAATTAACAGTAGGTTTAGGTGTAGGCATAGGTGTAGCTGTAGGAGGTAGTTCTCTTGGAACACCTGCATCTTCAAACTCTTTAGGAGGTAATTCTCTACCTCTACCACCTAGAGGTCCAGTACCACCAATTTGTTTTTTAAGTCTTTTTTTAACTTCTTTTAATGTTTTTTTATTATTTTTTGCTCTTTGTCTTGCCATTTTTTCTTCTCATTAATTGTTGCAATAGTTTACCTTTAGGCATACCAATAGCCAAAAATATTGCTACTCCTTTGCTTTTGTGCATTAAACTGATTCGTTATCGTTTAAATATATGTTACCACTGTTAGGTACTTTTGGATTTTCAGGATTAACTACATCATTTGCACCACCCATAGGGTTGCTCATGCTTACATTACCACCGAATCCAGCACCAACATCATTAGCACCACCAGATAATCTTTGATTTTCAGGATTAACTACATCATTAACACCCCCAACAGGGTTGCTCATGCTGACATTACCACCAAAACCTACTTGACTTCCAGAATTTACATCTCCTGAAAGCATTGGTCCATTAGGTGCATAATGGTCTAGTTGCTCTGGTTGAGCTTTTCTATTATACTTTCTTGGTTTCATTTTCTTCTCCTATTTTATTTAATTTCAAATAATCTATCCATCTTCTCATCGAGCCTATCAAATCTGTCGATAAGATTCTGCATATCTTCCTTGACTTCTATTTTAGTCACATATTCTTTTGCGACCTCTTCTCTTGTTTTGTTAATTAATATATCTTGTCTTTTTAGTTCTGAAGCATTTTGCCTAATACTATACATTAGTGGAGCAAGTACCAAAGTTATGAATATATTCCAGATAATGTATGGCGTTAGTAAATCCATTATCCTAACACCTTATTTATAGAGCTTGGATTTATTTTATCATTTATTTTAGCTTCTACTTGATTTTTAAGTTCTAAAACATTTTCAGAACCCATATTATTTTCTACCCAACCTTGTACAATTTCTGGTGTTAAATCAGACCAAGGTATAAAATTTGATAAATCAGATGTATCTAAATATACTCTACCTATAACTGTTGCAAAATAATTATTATCATTATCATCTTGATTAGAGCTATCAATTCCTTTTAGTGTATAATTTACTTTATGAACTACATCTGACAATCCATCTTTATTTGGATAAACTTCACAATCTGATACATCCCATTCAAAATTTATTGCCATTATTCTTCTCCTTTAAGTTGCTGTATTTCATTTTGTAATACTTCTATTTGTTCTTGTTGTTCTTGTATAGCCTTCACTAAGTTTGGTACTAAGGGTGCATAATCTAATTCCCACTTAACTGTATCTGAACCAACTGTTACACCTCTTGCATATTCTCCAATATCATCAAATGCTTGTTTATATGCTTGTGCAGAAAAACCACATCCATCAGTTACTCCTGTTTCTTCTCTTGTATATTTTATTGGCTCTAGTCTAGAAATTAAATCTAAACCAACTGCTGGTCCTGTAATCTCTTTGTATCTTTCATCAGACTCTACTGCTAATGAAATAGAATCTCCTGAAAGGTCATAATCAAGTTTAGCTAAACTAGAGTTAGAATTTTTTCTATAAAATCTTATAAATCTATAGAAAGAAGCATCACCAGTATCGCTGTCTAAGGCTAAAACTGCATCATCATTATTACCTGTTTTCTTAATGTTACAAGCCTCATTTTCAAATGTGCTACCACTACCAATACGAACTGATTCACTTGTATTAATTACACCATCTGATTCAATAGCAAGTCTTAAATTTTGACCATTTGTGTAAAAGTCTATAGAGCCAGTATCTGTTCTAAATGAAAAGTCATTAGCACTACCACCAGACTTTAAAGCATTACCACCACCGATAAAACCATAGTTTGTGGAACCATCAGTAAGAGATATACCAGTATTTCCTGCTCCTGCTGTTAGAGCTAAAGTATTTCCATTCCATGTGGCATTAGCTTCTCCCTCAAGGGTATCTGCTGTGCCACTACCAGTTATTAATCTATTGTCTGCATTATTATTAATTGTTGTGCCACCACCAGAAACTGAAAAGTCTAATGTTCCATCACCATCTTGATAAGTTACAGATATACCTGATTCTGTATTAGATGATACCATAGCACCTACAGTATCTTGAATAAACTCATCAAGAGCTGTGCCATTAACAGTAATCGCATCGGCTTCTAAAGTACCATCAATATCTGCATCACCAGAAATATCTAATGAAGCACCATCTACTTCGCCTGTTACTGTAATACTATCTACATAAGCATCTTTAAAACGAACACCTGTTGTACCTAAATCGACATCGCTATCTGTCTGTGGTCCAAAAACACCATCTGATACAAATACTTGTTCAGCATTAGCAGCATAAAAATGTATTTCATCTGCTGTTTCAAAGTCTATCTTTGTTTCATCATCTTCACCTATTTTAATATCTGTAGCTAGTAAAGAGGTAATACCTGTCTGAGCTGCATCTATTGTTAAGGTTAAATCAAATGGGTCTGCATCTGAACCATCACTTGTATCTGTAAAGTTTGTAGTAATACCAGAACCAATAATTTTTAGTTCTTTACCATTGTCTATTGTAACTTCTGTGCCATCATCATCTTCCACTACAAAAGAAGTTGCAGCATCTGCTACTAAGTCTATAGTACCATCAGCATCTTGATAGGTAGCTGTAATGTTTGTTTCTGTGTTAGAACTAAACATAGCTCCAACTGTGTCTTGTATAACTTCTGTTAAGTCTATGTTTCCAGTACCATCAAAACTTACACCATGAATATTTCTAGCAGTTTCTAAAGCTGTAGCTGTTGCTGCATTACCTGTGGTATCTTGGTTAAGTGTACCAATTACAAAATCTAAAGTATTATCAGAATCATCATAACTAACTGTAATATTAGTTTCGGTATTTGAAGATACCATTGCTCCAACAGTATCAGAAATAGTTTCTGCTAAAGTTACACCATCAATAGTTATAGCATCTGCTTCAAGAGTTCCATCAATATCAACATTACCTGAAACATCTAAACTAACAGCATCAACTTCACCGGCTACAGTAAGCACCCCATCAGCTAATGTTATTAGGTCTGTATCATCAGTATGTCCAATGGTTGTGCCATTTATAATAACATTATCAACAGTTAAGGTTGTAAGTGTGCCTAGACTTGTAATATTGGATTGAGCTGCACCTGTTACTGTTGCTGCTGTTCCAGAAACATTACCTGTAACATTACCTGTCAATGGACCGGCAAAAGCATCGGCTGTAACTGTGCCATCAAAAAATGCATCTTTAAACTCTAAGCTAGATGTACCTAAGTCAATATCATTATTAGTTACTGGAACTAAAGCACCATCTTGTAATTTTATCTGGTCTGCACCAGCTGCTCTAAATATAATATTATTATCTGTGGCAAAATCTATATCGTTATCTGCATCTCTACCAATAACTAAACTTGTATTTAGTAAAGATGATATTGTTGTTTGTGATGAGCCAAGTACAAAATCAAGTGTATTATCACCATCTTCAAAAGTAACAGAAATACCTGTTTCAGTATTAGAGCTTACCATGCCTCCGACAGCATCAGTAATAACTTCATTTAAAGTTGCACCATTTACTGTAATAGCATCTGCCTCTAATGTGCCATCTATATCAGCATCTCCAGATATATCTAAAGAACCAGCATCTAGTTCTCCTGTTAATGTTACATTTCTAAAACTTGCAATATCTTTATTGCTATCTACTACTACTGCTTTAGAAGCTGCAACAGTTCCTGCTGTAACTCCATCAATAGTTTCTAGTTCTGCTTCATTAATATCTGCTGAACCAATAACAAAACTTGTACCTGTGATAGTTGTACCTGTAATAGCTGCTGCACTTGAGCCACCTATTATTGCTCCATCAACAGTACCACCATTTATGTCTGCAGTATCAGCCACTAGGCTATCAATATTGGCAGTACCATCAATGAATAAATCTTTAAATTCTAAACTAGATGTTCCTAAATCAATGTCGTTGTCTGTTATAGGAACTATGGCTCCATCTTGTATTCTTAATTGTTGTACTGAAGAAGATGATACCTCTACATAAAATTCTATATGATTGTTTGATGTATCTATTAATACTTTATTGTTTGGGGAAGTTTCTCCAGCATCTCCTATAAGACCTATGACTGGTCCTTCTGCTGTTGTACCATCGTGTTTGTGTCCTGTTGAATTATTAAATGCAGCTAATAATTGATTAAACTCATTATTAAATAATGCTGCTGTGATGGTATCACCATCGTTGATTGTACTTTGTCGTGTATAACTTGCCATATTTTATCTCCTGCCTGATGGTATGTAATCAACATAAAAGCCATTTACAATATATGAAGCTTTTGTATCATTACTTTGTATTCTAAAATTATTACTACTTCCACTACCTACTAAAGGTATTCTTACTAAAGGTTGTTCTGATGCTCCAAATTTATTAGTACCAAATACTGCTGTACCGAATACTGAAGGAGCTGGAACTGAGTCTAAAGTTATATCAGCTGGTTGAGGAATATCCAAACTATCATAATCAAATCTTACTCGTAAGTCTGGTTGTATCTCATCCTCTGGACCAAAAGATATTTTTATATAATGTAAAGTTTTTAATGTACCGAAATCACCATAATCATAATTAGGTGTTTGGTATCTTGCATCTATTGCTGAACCATTAAAGTTATTACCTGTATCATGTAAATATACAAAACCATTTGTATCACCATGATAATAAACCTCTATTCCATTGTTATCAAAGTTAGAACCTATCGCTGTAACTTCAATACCTAAAGTTTCTGACCATTGAAATCCATTAGGTCTTAATGTACCTATAATTCCTCTTTGTGAAGAATCAGAAGCACTTGTTTTTGTGTAATATAATCTGTATTGTGATTTTTCTCTAATTACTAGACTATTAATTACAAAATCATTTATTGTTTCTGCTAAATCGCTTATAAGTGGTTGTATCTGTTTACTAATAGTTCCCAACTCCACATCGCCAATCCTTACAGTACCGGCAACTGTTCTAAGACCATCTGGTGCTAAAAATATTAAGTCACCACCAATCTCTTGAATACTATAACCACTTAAACATCCCACATTCTTTGTAACTGGAACTACTGCTATGTTACTTGAGTCATTTATATTTATTAATTTAAAAATACTATTCCTACAAAATATAAATAATTCGTTTCGGAAACTTTTAATACCTTCTACTTGGTCTTCTAATACTATGCTTCCTGAACCTGTAGATGTAAAATCATCTGGGTCTAAAGTTCCACTAAAAAATATAGTATTTAAATTATCTTCAACTCCAGCAGCTACTAAATGTTTATCATGCACTGCTAAAAATTTAACACCTTTTGTTCCTGTTACAGTAACTTCTGAAGAAAAGAAAGTTCTAGAAGTTAAGATACCAGTTCCTTCCATTCTAAAACTGTAAACTTTGTTAGCTCCATCTGCTATAAATACTGTGCCATAATCAGATGTAGCTGTGTCAAATAGAGCAAACTGTATTTGTCCTTGACTTGTTCTATTTAAAACACTTCTGCCAGTAAAAGTACTATGATTATCACCACTTCCTGATACTGAGCTTCTATTTATTTGTAACCAACTAGTTCCTGTATTACTAAAATAAATATCATCATCTACACAAGCTATAACTCCATCTGCGTAAGGAAATACTCCTAAGATAGTATCTGTAGAACCTGAAGGTTGAACAGCACTATCGCCACCAAACTTAGCAAAACCACTTACTCTTCTGTAGCCTCCTTTTACAGAAACTTCAAAATTTTGTAACTTCGTTGCTACTCCGGGAGTTCTTACTAAATCTAAAGCATTAGAAGCAGTAACCAATCCTCCATCACAAGCAACTGCGTAAGGTTGTGAACGAGCCATAATTAAAAATAAGTTCTATCGTCTGTCATAAACTTAGGAGCAGGATTTATTAAATTTGACTTCATATGTTTCATTGATTTTTTAAAATCCTCTAAAGCAAATGCTGCTTGTTGAGGAGATTCTTTAAATTGCCAAATGTAATATCTTGCTCTTGAAGTTATAACATTACTATATTGTTCTGGTAATACTATAGTGTCATCATGTGCTGATAAAGCTGTGGGTTTTGTAAAGGCATAAAAATGCACATTATAAACTTTATCAGGTATAGGACTTAATCCAAATTTTCTATTATCTGGAGATTTAATTACAAATCTAGGTTCTCCAAATTGTTGATTACCAGCATCATCTTCGTTTTCGCTATCTCTGTAGTATCTTCGCCACTCATTAAGATTTACAAATCGTAAACCTTTTGATACATGAGGAGCTGATTCTCCAGAAACATTTATTGTTGTTAAGTAAAAATCATCCCAATCTACTGAAGCAAAGTCTGTTGTTAAACTTGAACTACTAGCATTTAATAAATACCATCTAGTTCCTGCTACAGTAGCAACTGTAGTATTACCATAAAAAGGGTCTGTACTACCACTAACTCCAGCTGAAAAAAAAGGTAACTGTGGTTCTTGATTAGCAATATCAAATATAGCTTTATTTACTGCATCTTTAACAAATGCTTGAAATCCTACTGCTCCTGCAAAACTAGAAGAAGTTAAAGGAACTTCATTGAGTTCTCTTAGTAATTCATTTGTTAAATCAAGATATGTTGTTGCCATTATTTTTTCTTTTTCTTATTAGCTTTTAAAGATTTTTCTAAAATTTTAGCTTGTCCAGCATGACTTTTAGAAGCTTTCTTCAAGGCAGCTATTAATTTTTTAGTTTGTGCTTCACTAAGCATTTTATCTACCTACTTTTTTCTGAGCTGCTTTATGTGCCTGTGTAAAAGTTTTACCTCTTTTCATCATATTAGCCATCATTTTCATATGTTTGCCTGTATGATGAACAGCATGTTTTTTCATAGTGTCTTGTTGTCTTTTTGTTAAAGAAGACAAATCAGCACCTTTTACAGTAACTTTCTTTTTAGGTTTCATTGGCATTTTACTTCCCCTTATTTCTTTCTTGGTATGCAAATTTCATAGTATTCATACCAGCTTTTTCTTGACAATGTTGAACAAATTCATCAACAGAAGAATAATCTTTCATTCCTTTCATGTCTTTGCTAACTTTTTTACCTTCTTGATATGACATTCTACTACCACCCATCATAGGTTTTCTTCCATAGCTCATAGGTTTTCTTTTTTTCTTTATTGATTCTTCCATCATTTTTTTGTAATCCATAATAATTCCTTAAAAAATGGAAGGGTCCGAAGACCCCTCCTAACTATTACTAGTCTATTGCATAAAATGCTGAAACTAATGCTTCAGGTCTTAGGACTTTTGCTCCATAAACATGCAATCCTCTAACAATATCACCAAATGAATCTGGGTCTCTTAGGACCTCAGTTGAGATAATTGTTTGAGCAGTTGCAACTGAAGAAATATGTCCAGCTAACACTTTACCACTTGCTGTAGAAGCAGCAGCAATATTGTTAGATTTGTACATATTAAATCCTCTCAACATTCCACTAGAAACTAAACCATTTCTAATAGAACCTTGACCTGCGTTAAAGTCAACACTTAATAACTTAGAACCAGATTGACCAAGCTGTTCATAAAAACTTGGTGGTGCAACGAACCATCTACCTTCTTCAGGTACATTTTGCTCGTCAAGCAATCTAGCCATGAAAGCCATAACATCTAATGGGTCTGTTCCTGTTCCGTCAGAACCTGTAAGGTCTACAGAGTTAGAACCACCTTGATGTTGAGCCATAGTTTGTGTAGCTGCTGCTGCATCTGCACCTATAATATGGTCTGGGCTTGAAGATGAAACACCACTAAACATTGTAGCTAATACTGCTGAGTCAAAAGAGTCTCTTAGAGCATAAGCTGCTGATGATGTTGCCACCTCTTTAAAGTTAACATGTGACATTTTGCTTTCAATATCATCTACGATGAATTTAAAAGCTTTTGCTGAATCAACAACCAAAGATGTTTCTTGGTCTGTTAATTTTGTTGCAGTAGTATCACTTCCTCTGGTGTAATCTGATACACTAATTTCAGGTTCTTTGATAATTAGTACAGAGTCACCAAAGTTTGAGATTTCTCCGGAGTAATCGGTATTTGTAATAGCTTCTACCACACTTGCTTTTCTGAAAAAGTTTAATACTTTAGCAGAATAAATTTGAGGTAAAAAGAAACTATTAGCTTGACCACTCACAGAGTTTCCGAAGTTTGCATTTGTATCTGGACTAGGTTCAAAATACTGTGCCATTTTTTCGTCCCTCCTTTGGGTTAAAAATTAAGTTAATTTAATTAATTCTTCCTTCTTCCCAAGCTTTGTCGATTTCTTTTTCAAGTCTATCAAATTCAGCTGGAGATAAAGAAAGAATCTCCTTTTGTGTCCAAATCTTTGCTTCTTTTGGCTCGACATTGGTTGTCTTAGTAGACACCATATCGGCAGCCGAAGACTTAGATTCAGAGCCTCTTGATAGCTGTTTCTGTTTGCTAGTTATTCCCACATCTGATTTAAATAAATCTATAGCTCGACTTGCTGCTTCTGGGTCATTAGAATTTTTATAAATCCAATTCTGTATAGACTCAGGTTGAGATTTTGCCCAATCGTGAAAATCATCACTGTTTCTAATATCATCAAAATCAGGATGCTTTGCTTTGAGTTCTTTCTCAGCATCTAATCTAACAAGTTGCTGTTCTCTTTCTTGTAAAAGTTTTACCTTTTCTTCAAGTTGTTTTGCTCTGCTTTCGCTTTGCATAGTAGCAACTGTTTCTACCACATCATAAACATCAGGATATTTTTGTTTAAACTCAGCAAGTTCTTCTTCAGATTTAGGTGGGGTATATTTTACCTGACCTTCTTTTGCTTGTTCTATAAGTTCAAGCTCTTTCTGTTTAAACTCATTAAGTTTACTATCATAATGTTTTTTCAAATCATCATATCTTTTTTTGTAGTCGGGTCGCTTATAGTTACCTTTTTGTTCTACCTGAACTTCTGATTCCTGTTCAACAGACTCTTCAGTATTTTCTACTACAGTATTACTTTCAGGGTCTGGAAAGTACACATTTTCAGATGAAACAAATTGTTTATCTTCTACATCGTGCCAACTCTTTTTTAAGTTATATGGGTTAGCTTTTTCTTCTTTTTTAGCCATCTTATTCTCCTATTAAGTGCTTTAACAATCTTTCAAGGTAGCTGCTGTACATGCAGGGCTTGTCTTGTAAAGGTCGCCTTTCGGTTAAATTTAACTACGGATATTTGGAGGTCCTAACATACTTTCTGTTATGAGGTTTTCTTCCTCTTCTCTTGCTAACAGTGGATTCACTGTAGAAACAGTTTCTGGTCGATTAATATTAAAAGTCATTTCAACTTCTTTTTTTCTCATATCAGACATGTTATCATCATCCATTTCTGAATGAGGACCACCATGTACCATAGCTTTTCTATCTTCCCCAGCATCATAAGCAGCTTCAGCATCCTTCATCATTTTGAGAAGGTTGTCTGAACCAATCTGCTCTACTGATTTTGCTGTAAAGACAAATTCTCCATCCGATAACCTTGCAGGTATCGAATCAGAGGTCCCAGTGCCGGGTCCTTCGACTTCTCCGGCTCCAGTAAACTCCGAAGCTTTTTCCACTACTTTGTCGAATATCATACTCAACTCAGGATTAGCTTCTAGTTGTTCCATTAACATAGACTCTTCTTTGTCGGATAGAGCTTCATCTATCACAAAGTCTACAAATTGTTGTTCCATTTGTTCATCAGGTATCATCTTATCTTCTTCAGACATCATCTTATCTTCTTCACCATCAGCATACATAGCTCTCATTTTATCTTCTTCTTCTTTCATCAACTTTACCATGTCACCATCTGCTTTAGGTTCTCTCATTTCTTTTTTATCTTTAGCAGCTTCTTTCATAGGTTCTTCTTTATCACCATCACCATCTAAATCTAAAAAGTCTGGTTTTGAAACTTCATCACCATCTTTATATGAATATCTATCTTTATCTTTTTTTAGTATCATTTTTCTTCCTTTCTATTCAGGGCTTCCTGTATCTGTCCCTTGAGCTGCTCCAACTGTACCACTAAACGCATCTTCCCCTGCAACCGGTACATTTCCGATTCCGATGTTGCCACCACCAGTGCCTGTAGGTCCAAGCTCTTGAGGTTGTTGAGGTGTTCCAGTAATGCCTCCCATAGGTCCTTGTTGTTCACCAGTGGGTTCAATTTCTTCGCCAATTTCTTGTCTAGCATTTTGCATTCCTATTATTTGTGCCATTATAGCTGCTTCTTCAGGGTCATTTAAAATCTCATCAGGGTCTAAATCTAAGCTATAAGCAAGTTCACTGACCAATTTAGAAATCTTAACAAATGGTGCAATAGTTGGATTTTGTGCAGTTTGTAAGAACATTGTCAGTCTTTGACTTCTAACTTCTTTCTGCATCAAGCTATTGGTTCCTGTTGCCTTAACTTCTAAATCACCTTGTATATCTAAGCTACCTTCAAAGAACTGCATATTCCATGCGAAATATGATTCTCCTAAAGGTTTTAACAAAAAGTCGTCAAGATTCTTAACAACTGTTTTGATATTTAAACTTGCTGCTCCAAGTAACATTGACATACCAGAGGCAGTTCTTGTCATACTTTGAACTCCTGTGTGTCCATGTGAGTAACTTGGTATGCCAGTTTGTTCGTCAGCAAGTTGTCTAAACCTATCAAACATCATCATGTTTTCAGGTGCAGTGTTAGGAAACTTTAATCCATATATAGATTGTCCCGGCATTCCAGCTTGTCTTCTAAAAATTTTACCCGGAAATATTTCCATTGATTGTCCACCTACTAATGCTGATTCATCAACATCAAATACCAAAGAACCTGATAATGCTAAGTTATCAATAGCCATTCTAGCATGACCATTCATAATTTGTTGAGAATCGTTCATATTCTCAGCAACTCCTATACCAAAGAAATTATATGGATTTCTTTCGTAAGGAAAAGCATGATAAGGTATTCTATATGGTGTAAACGGATTTATTACTGCTCTTAGTAACTTATCACCACAAATCCATGCGTTAATTTGCACTTCATCAAGCTCATCAATTTCGTCTGCTAATTCTATACCTACTTCTTCGGCATACTTAGCATCCATAATCCCCCAATATTCTAAGACTTCAAAAGCATTACCATAAGCATCTTCAGTATCATAATCTTCTTTTAACTGACTTTCAAAGTCTTTTTCAATATAGTTAGGTCCATTTTGAATTGCTTCTCTAATAGCTTCTTTATCAAAATAAGGCATATTTTTTAATGCTCTAAGTTGTGAAGTATTTAGTTTGTGTCTATGTATTACATACTCACATTCTTCGATATTTGTTGCTCCGGGTTCTGGGTAAAAATCCCAACAGCTTACAAATTCAATTCTTGGAACTCTAACTTGCACAGGTGAATATTGTCTTTCACCCATTTCATTCATTTGCCAATTATTAAGAGTTTTGTTAAAATTAAAAGGACCCTTAATAATTCCTGTTCCTAATAGTGCTGCCTCAAGTAACGCACTTCTCATTTCTGAAGAACCATTTGATTCTTCTATTTGGTCATGGATTAATTTTTCCATTCTTCTTGCAGCTTTTTGAGCTGGAGACATTTCAGGTGTTTGTGGATTTGGAACTAAACCTTCTTGTAGTATTCCTATGTTTTCAGCTTTTTCTTCTAAAGATTGTTCATCTTCATCAAATATCCCATCACCAAAAGTAGCTCCGGGTTTTAAAACTTTACCATCACCTTCAAAACCAACATCAAAAGGTCCACCTATTTGATTACCAATATCATCTGGTAACATTTGTGGTTGAGACATCTCAAGACCCGGTTGAGGATTTTGAGAATCTAGATATACATTATCAAACTCACCTTCAGATATTTTAGTTTCACTAATACCTATTGGAAACTTACCAGTGCCAAATAAAACATCTACTAACTGACCAAATGCAGCTAATACTTTTGTCTTTGTAACTTTTACAAAAACTCTAGATTTTTCTGACTCTCTAAATTTAACTCTTTTACCATAAAGACCTCTATAGTTTTCGTAAGCCTCAAGCCATCTTGTTTCATCAGAATCTCTTGCATCTTCTGCTAAACCAAAACGACTTTGTACTAAACCAACTAAATTAATTTTTTGGTCTGGTATAAGATTTAAATTTTTTCCAGCTTCACCTTCAACATTTTCGTATATGTTGTCTGCGTTTAAAAAAGAATTTTCTGTTTCGTCTGCCATATATTAATATCCAAAAGTCGAATCTGCTGGATTAAAATACGATTGTTCTTTTAATCTTTTTAATTCATCGTAAGTAGACTGCACTCTTGGTCTGCTCATTATCATGTATCGTAATGCATCATAAGCATGGTCTGAGGCATGGGTATCTACATCTTCAGAATTATTTTTAGACAATGGAATACTTTGCAATTCTCTAATTAAATTCTTACAAGTATTAAAAATTTGTAATCTAGGTCTGCCACTAGGTTGCACTTTTAAATACTCATGTATTTGTATTTTTCCTTGTACTCTATTTTTATCTGCTCTTCTGAGTTTATGACCCATTTTTTGCAGAGTTTCTCCAACAGTAGGACCGGTTGTTCCTGTTCTTGCCCAAGCTGCAGTATCAAGTACCCCTGAAACTGAAACTGGGTCTTCTAGTTCCATACTAGATATTATACTACCTAATTCTTCTCCTGTCAAGCCTTTTTGATATAATTCTCGATAAATTATCAAAGTTCCATCATTTATATCAACTGCACCCCATAAACAACAGCTCTCTGAAGCATAACCATAGTCTATTCCTTTTACTCTTTGCCAATGCACAGGTATCTCAAAAGGAGCCACTACATGATTTTCTACTTCAAATTCTGCAAATGCTGCACCTTCTGCAATATCCCAATTACCTTCAAGTAATTGTCTTCTTTGTGTTGGAGGCAAAGATTGTAACATTTTTTCATATACACCATCTTCAGCAAGATATGGGTTATCAACTAATTTAGCAGGAATAAATTTTCTTGATAGACCATCTGCTCCCACAAAAGATGTATTATTTTCAGAAGGGTCTACATATCTTTTTTTAACCCAACTAGCACCTACACCTCCGGGATTAGCTGTGCATCTTAAATATGTTTTAATACTTTTATCTGTTGTTCTTAAACGAGATGCTAAATAATTCCAACCGAACTCTGTAGGTAAATGTGTTATCTCATCAAAACCTATCCAAGAATATGCTTGTCCTTGGTATCTATAAACATCTGCATCTTTTTCTAAGAAACCAAATTCAATTTTAGCTCCTGATGGAAAGTTCCAAACTTTCTCAACTTCTCTAAATTTAGCACCGGGAAATGCTTGTGGATATAATTCTCTAGACTTATCAATAAGTTCTCTAAGTTCAGGCATAGACCTTCTAAGAATTAAAGCTCTATGTGCTTTCTTATGGCAGTATCTTAGAGGGTCTACTAACATAGCATAGGATTTACCACCACCAGCAGCACCACCATATAAAACATCTTTTTCATCTGCAGCTAAAAAATCAGTTTGTGGTCCTTCGTTGGGTTGAAACAATACTGTATCTGAACTTATGGCATCAGCTACTGATTGTGGCAAATCTTTTAATTTATCTTCTGATATAACTTGATTATCTGAAGTATTGTCAAGTTTAGACAAAACTTCTTTAGATTTTTTTAAGGAATTTTTTTTGTTGTTTAAAGTTGTTTCCAACTTTTTAATTTGAGCTTCTTTGGTTTTTAAAGTTCGTTTAACTTTAGTTTTTTGAGCTTTTGCTTTTTTTACATCACTAAGAACTTCATCTAGTGTTGGTCTGCCTCTCTTTGCCATATTTTTTATCCATGTGTTTTTTAAGTCCGGCTTTTGATAATGTTCGACCTACTTTGTAGTCTAGCCAATCTGATGCTGTTTGTAAACTTATCTCTTGTTTGTTTAACATGTCTTCAATAACTTCTAATGCTTCTAGTTGTTCTGGTACAGGTTTTAAATGTCCAACTACATTTGACTCCTCATAACCAAAAGGTATAGTTGATGAGGTTCTTCTTATATAACCATCAGGCAATAACATTATTTTGTCCTACGATACTTTCTTACTTTTTTAGCTATTTTTTTAGGTTGTTTAGAAAACTGTTTACCTTTTTTAGTATCTTTTCTTTTTTTACGACTTGTTGCAGCATATTCAGCTGCTGTTAAAGACTTAATAGCTTTTTCAGGTAAATATCTTTCTCCAGTTTTAGCAGAAGGTTTGCCTGACTTAGTTCGCCATTTTTGATTACCCCATTCTACTAAACTCTTTTGAGACTTTTTTAAATTTCTAGTTTTTCTTGCCATATTAAATTTTCCAAAAAAATGAAGACATTACAAACAACCATGATACAACTTGCATAATAGTTGCTAACAAAATTACCTTAAACTGTATATCTGCTTGAGGTTTAAGCTCTTGTTCAAACCACTCTTGACACTCTTCAGGAGTTGCATCTCTTGTAACTTGTAAGTGTAATTCAAGTTGTTGTTCATACTTCACTTTGTTTTTTTATGTTTTTTTCTAATAGCTTCTTTGCCTTTCTTAGCTATTCTTGCTTGTTCGTTTTTACCTGCAACCTTGGCTCGTTGTTCTAAGACAGTAAGTATTTGTATTTTACGAGCATAAGGCTTTCTTATTCTCTTAACTTTAGCAACAGTTGCTCTAGCATCTGCTGGGGTTGCAAACTTTATACTAACTGTATCTTTTGGATTTTCGTCAGTATATAATCTACGACCACTACCTTTTGGTTTTTTTCCTGTTCCTTTTTTTGGGTCTGGCATATGGTGCTGTCCTTTTTCCTGCTTTGTTATACTTTCCTGATTTCTTTTTTGCTATCGCAATAGCTGCTCTTTGAGCTGCACTACGAGACATTATTTATAGCCTCCACCTTTAGCTTTATATTCTTTGGCTAAAAGCTGGGCTTTTCGAGCTGACCACTGACCGGGTTTACCACCTTTAGAACCGGCTTTAATCCTCTGGAAAAGCCTCTTACGCATAGTCGGCTTGGTATAATTACCAGCTTCATTAACACGAGACTTACTTTTTTTCTTTGCTTTTCTGGGCATTGTTTACTCCAAATATTTTATCAAAATTATTTCTATATTCTTTTGTGTATACTCCGGGTCTAGCTTTAGAACCTTTACCAGCTATAGTACCTGTTTTAAATTTTATTGGGTGTTCTTTACTATTTATTTGAGGCATTATTTTCTTTTTAGTGTCCAAGCCTCGTTTCTAAACTTAGTTTTCTTTTTATCTGGAACATAGCGACCTTTTGAATCTCTATTTCTAACCCAGATAAAACCCAACCATTGTAATATTTTATCTAACATAGTATTTACCATTTAACTTTATCTGCCCACCATGCTGCTGACATCTTGCCTTTGGCAATATTCTTAGCATGTCGAGCTTTAAAAGATTTTCTTTTTGCTTTCATACGAGCCGACTCACCTGCTTTAGGCTTACCAGCTGTACCTTCTAAAGTACCAACCTTTTTACCTTGTTGACCAAATCTTATAAGTTTTATCTTATGACCTTCTTGAGCTAAAACCATATGCGATTTAGTAGGATGTTTAGGAGTTCGTTTAGCTTTATTAACTCCTTTCAATCCATATTTTTTTAGCATTGCTGCTTTTCTATCGGCATGTGGCATTAGTGTATAACTTTTTTAGGTTCCTCTTCTTCTACTCTTAATTCGTGTAATTCACCAACCAAAATTAATTCATACTCATAAGCAATCTTTTCAGCTTCTGCTAACGATTCTGCTCTTATATATGGACCAATAAACTTTTTATTGTCTAGTGGGTCTGTTATTTCAGTTAGGAATATCCTCATTATTTAAATCCTCATAATCAACATTTATTACTTCTTGTTTTTCAGGCAGAATAAAAATACCCCCTGACGAAGTATGATTAACATTAAGTCGTTCTGTTTTAGTAACACCGACTCTATCTAATATATTTTGAGCTGCTTGTAGTTTATTATTAGCTTGTGGCACCGGTCTATTCGATTCCATAACTTCAATTAACTTAAAAGCTGCCCTAGGTGCAGACCTTGCAAGTACCTCCGAGGCTAAATCTATCACTTCATCTTTAAGACTTTTTAATACTTGTTGATGATTGCCTGAGTAACCTGCTAATTCGGCTGCTAGTTTAGGGTCGCCTTGTGTTTCCACAAGACAATCTAAGAACTTTTGTTGTTTCTCAGTAAGAGTTTTCTTACGAGGTTCTAAATAACTCATAAACATATTATACATTTTATTTACCAGTTTGTCAATAGTATTAAGCAAATTGTGTAAAGTTTGCCAAACCCCTTGACAAATAACAAATAAAAGTGTATAATAAAACTGTAAGTTTGGCAGGGTTGCATATACACCTAATATACAACCGAGTCAAACAAGTCTTATATATTCCCTTGCAAAACCTTGTTAAAAATTACATTAAAACTACAGGCGATTTTATCTGGTTAACACCATAAATCTTTGTGAAATGTATGTCCATTATATATATACCAGTACACCCCCCATGGCACTCTGCCCACCCCTATAACATATTTTACAAAGGTTGTCAATACTGTCTATTTATACAGTGCCTAGCCCTTATCACATTTTACAAAATT